CAAGGTAGACACCTACGACTTCCACGCCCCTCAACCTGCTCACCTGTACGACCCTAGGTCTATCGGTGTGATCACTATTTTCCGGTACGGCCGCAATGCCGCCGAAGACGGCCTCAAGCGCATTGGTACTGACTTCAAGATTCGCTTCGAGCGGGCCCAGACCGACGAGGCTGTCAAGGTGGCCAAGAAGACCGTCAAGGCCCTCAACTGTGGTGCCTATGAAGGTCCTGATGTCGTCAGCATCTCCAACGGTCGCCCCCGTGGTCGCCAGAAGGTTGCGGCCTGATTCCGTTCACCAAATTCTTGGGGAGGCCTCGGCTTCCCCTATTACACCTCCTTCCATGGCAACCTACGAAGAAATAGCCGAACTGGCCTCCGACATCAACACCAAACTTGGCACCAAGATCCAGCCGGATACCCTGGTCTACCTGATCGAGACCTTCATCGAGGACGAGGAGACTCCCTTCACAGAGGTCCCGATTGGTGAGATTACTGAGCAGGTTCACGGCTACATCCTCCTAACAGATGCCTTCCTCATCGCTCAAGACGGCGAAGACATTGAAACGCTCGAGGACGAGGTGGCCCAAACCGCCGAAGCACTGGGGGTTGAGGAATGAGCTATCAAACAGCCCTTGGAGAGACTTCCTCTCTAGTCGATAAATACTGGGACGATACCATTGATGGAGATCGCACCAACTACGAGGATGTCGAAAGCTTCCTTGACCCATTTCTAAACACCCTTCTCCTCCAGCAATCCCCAACATGAGCAACAAGGATCTCCACATCATCACCACAAAGCTCGAGGGCTTCATCTCCCTCAAGCCTTCTGGTAAGTTCAACAACTGTCGCATCGGCTTCACCCTCTCCGACGAGGAGTTTGCAACCTTTGAGGCTGAATACGAAAGAGCCCTAGAGTGGGGCGCCACCAAGCTGGTCGGCAAGGGCCGCATCGGTCACGATCCCCAGCCCTGGGGTGAGGACGGCTGCATCAAGTACTCCTACGGCAACCCCGATCCCGGCCCTGAAGACAGCAAGAAGCCCGACTTCTTGTGGGTCCACGGTCCTGACAATCTCCCCTTCGACCTGACCGAGACGGTACGCGAAGGCACCAAGGTGCAGCTGGCCGTCCGCTTGAAGCCATACGTCTTCGGCACCAAATGCGGCCTATCCCTACGGGTGGTCGCCGGTAAAATCCTCTCGGTGGTATCCCAGGGTCAGGCTCCTGAGCCCGTCTCTGCTGAGGAAGCTGCGGATCTATTCGGTGCTGGCCCTGTGGCTGCCGCTGAAGAGGACGACGACATTCCGTTCTGACCCTATGGCTCCCCGATTTCGATCGAAGCTCGAGGCGGCTGTCTGGGGCAAGATCGAATCGGTCCAGCCAGGGGCTCAGTTCGAAAGCCTGAAGCTTCCCTACACCCTGACCCACACCTACACCCCAGACATCATCCTGCCTAACGGGGTGATCCTGGAGGTGAAGGGGCGGTTCATCGTAAAGGGCCACGACTGCCGGCCTAAGATGCTGGCAGTCAAGCAGGCCTACCCGGATCTCGACATTCGCTTTGTCCTGCAAAGCCCGGGCATTCCAGCTGCTCCTCGATCCAAGACAAACCACGGGGAATGGTGCGACAAGCATGGCTTTCCCTGGTGTCACTACCTCTCCATCCCACCTGAATGGCTTCTCTAACCTTAACGGGTCTAAAGAGGCGGATCACATCCGAGATAGAATCCCTGTACTCTCCAGTCGACTCTCCCGGCATGGGACGCATCCTTCAGACTGACGTCCCCCTCTACTGGGAGCTGCAGTCGGAGTTTCGATTGGTGCAAGACTGGATCGAGGATGAAGATTCCCTACCCCCTATCCCTGAATGGCTCCGATAAACCACAACGATCAGGACTCGGAGTTCGTCCGACACATCCCGTGCCCCTCGTGCGGGTCGTCGGATGCCAATTCCCTCTACACCGATGGGCACGAGCACTGCTTCACCTGCAGCAGGCACACCGGGCCTGATGGAGAACAGCATGAGTCACAAACCCCTGCCGTCGAACTTCCTGGTGAGGTTCAAGCCCTGCGCAGTCGCGGCCTCTCCGCTGAAACCTGCCGCAAGTTTGGTGTTCGTCTTGATGCCGTCAAAAAGCGCATCATCCTGCCCTACCACTCTGAATCTGGGCAGCTCGTTGCCTACAAGTCCAAGTACCAAGACAAGACCCACCCGGTAACCGGTGACCTCCCTGGCACCCTCTTCGGCCAGCACCTCTTCGGAGGAGGCAAGTCGATCGTGATCACCGAGGGCGAGCTGGATGCCCTAGCCGTCTGGCAGTGCCGACCCACCTGGCCTGTCGTATCGGTCCCCTTTGGGGCCAAGGCTGCTAAGAAGGCAATCAAGGCCAACCTCAAGTACCTCCTCAACTTTGAAGAGGTCATACTGTTCTTTGATAACGACGAGGCCGGACAAGCAGCAGCGCAAGAATGCGCCCCCCTGCTGCCAGGTGCTCGGACGTTTATCGCCACCGCTGCGCCCCTCAAGGACGCCAACGAAGCCCTCCTATCCGCTCCTGAGCATGTTCGTCAAGCCATCTGGAACAAAAAGCCCTGGCGTCCTGCGGCCGTTGTGTCCGGTAAATCACTCTTTGAGGTGGTTTTTGCCCCACTTCGCGGTCGGGACGCTCTGTGGCCTTATAGCGGTCTTAATGACCTTACCGGCGGTCTTCGTCTCGGTGAGCTCGTTACTATTACCGCAGGAACGGGTGTTGGCAAGTCCACCTTCTGCGGTGAGGTAGCACAGGGTCTGGTAAAGCAGAAGCAGAAAGTGGGGTACATCGCCCTCGAGGAGAACCTGCAGCTGGCTGGTCTGCGATTCCTAACCGCCGTAGCTGGGCGCCCCTTGCACATCGACAACACCACCGGCTTGACTGAGGCTGACAAGTGGGACATCTTCAACAAGAGCCTAGGTACAGGCCTCGTCTCCTTCAACTCAGGATTCAGATCCGTAGACCCGGAAGAGCTTCTCAATGAGATGCGATTTATGGTCATGGCTGACGAGTGCAAATGGTTGTTCCTTGATCACCTATCTATCCTAATCTCTGGCAACGACGACGGAGACGAGCGTAAACTCATCGACGTCACGCTGACCCGGCTTAGGAACTTTGTCGAGGAAACCCAGTGTGGGTTGTTTGTTGTGAACCACCTCAAGGACCCCCCTGGTGGTAAGTCCCATGAGTCGGGAGGGCGAACCCACTTGTCTAGCCTTCGAGGCAGTGGGTCGATTAAGCAACTATCCAACACGGTTGTCAGCCTCGAGCGAAACATGGAGGACGGTGAGAATGAGACCAGCTTCCGGGTCCTCAAGTGTCGCCACAACGGGCGAGCCGGCCCTGCCGGGAAGGCGTGCTACACTTTAGAGACCGGGAGGCTTATCGAAGACCTCTCCGGGTACTTCCCACCATCTGAGGAGGAATCCCCATTTTGATCACCTACTACTTGGACAGAAATTATCACTTTAGAGCCAAGTGTCACTACGGTCTTTCCTGTCTTCGTACATGGCTCATAAGGAGACTGGCGGGTACAGACCTCGTCATTGTTGGCGATGTCTACTGTAGCCCTCATGATGACGCACTAATACGAGTCACGAAAGGTAGGAATGTCCTTATAGTTGGAAACATGCACTGCGCTGAGTGCTACTCGGCCTGTATTGTGCCCCCTGGGGCGCTTCATGAGGGACAGCAGTGAGACTTGCCTTCGACCTAGAAACCAACGGCTTCATGCGGCAGGGGTTCGACACGATCCACTGCCTCGTGACCCGTGACCTGGACACCAACGAGGTCCACGTCTACAACGACCAGGGCACCCACGAGTCGATCTCGACCGGCGTAAGCTACCTGGCTGAAGCTGACCTTCTGGTTGGCCACAACATCATCGGCTACGACATCGAGGTGCTCCACGAGATGTTTCCCTGGTTCGACGCCAAGGAGATCGAACTCTGCGACACCTTGATCCTTTCCAGGCAGTTCTTC